CGAATATCGGCAGAAAGCCGCTTATAGGCATCTCCGCCTTGATCGACTTGTGTACGTAAGCCCTTAAGGGCTGAGATAAGACCTGCTGTTACAGCCTCTGTATTACCGGCCTCCTTAGCAATCTCTTTAAGACTGGCGCGTGCCTTAAGTATGTCCTTTTCAGTAAGGTTGGTAACCTTACCTAAGTCTCTAAACGAACTCTTAATCTTATCGAGGCCTTCAAAGCCTTCGATAAGTAGGCGTACTTTTACATCGGTGGTTTGCTGTTTAGCCATATCAGCCTTTGGCCGCCTGCTTAGCAAACTCGCTCAGAGCGGCGGCTTCCATCGTCTGCAAGCCCTCCAACATCTCAACGCGGTCGTCCACTGAGTATAGATCCATCAATCCGCCCTGCATGAGCAAGACCTCGTACTTGAGGCCTTGGTAGCCGGCAGTAGTGGTGTTCCATTGGGTGTGCATGCGCTGGAACATCGTGACAATGTCCCAGTTCTCCTCCCACACCTCGAAATGAGCGCTCTCAGGTGATGGGGCAGCAGGCGGTAAGGCGATGCCAAACGCCTTGGCATCCTCCAAGGAGTTGTCCTCCACCTCCTTACCGCCCTGCGCCCAGTACCTGGCAGCGCCCTTTAGTTTCCCGCCTTAGCGCCGTCGAAGGTTTCGGTGTATGCCTTCAACACACCGCGAATCCAATAAGGGTCGTCGCTGAACTCCCTAATGGCCTCGAGGGAGAAAGGTACAGGCTTTTGCTCTTCATCGGTGATACCGTCCCAGCCGAGCACTACAGCCTTGAGCAGGATAAGGTCCCCCTTCTCACTTAGCGCTGCAAAGTCCTTACGGCCCAGGCGTTTGAAGGTGATGTCGAAGGTGCTCGTATCGAACACGCCACCATCGGCGGGCTCTTCAACAGTCACAGGCCAGGTGAAGGTTTTGACCTTTTTGCGGACGAAAGCCATAAGGTTTGTGTGTGTCCTTAGAAGTGTAAGGCACAGACAAAAAAGCCGCTAGGCCGGTGAAGGCGTAGCGGCTAAGTGGGGTGGCCCGCTTAGAGAGGGCGTGGGGGTTAGGTGTAGACGAGGGAGAACTCGTCGTTACCTGCGGTGGAGGGAATAGCGGTGTAGGGCATGGTGATCATGTGGATCCCGTCCAGGTCGCTGTAGCTGACGTCGCCGATGTCTGCACGAGTGCTCGAGAAATTGACGATGTTGCCTGGAGTTTGGCCTTGCTGGAACAGCAGATTGCCATAGGTGCCATCGGTAAGAGCGGCAGTAAAGTAGTCCTTAGTTGCCATAAGGACAGCTTCAATGGTCACACTGCCGGAAGAAGCCCGGTCAGTAATAAGCACCTGCTTAGGACAACCGACAAGTTCGCGGTAGATGATGTTGTTGCCGATGTCGAAGCTAAGCGTTTGCAGACAGCCGGAGTACCCCAGAAAGGAGAAGCCGGTGGTGTTGTCGCTTTTGAACACACCAGGCGATGCTTGGTTGGCGTAGGTGACGCTGGGGAGTGCCGAATCGATCGGCGGGTTGTAGATGCCAGTGAAGGTGAAATCGAGCGTTGGGATTTGGCCAACGGTCGCGTTAAGCACGAAGGTCCCGCGGGAGCCGGTGACTTTGTGCAGCACACCATCGATGTTGTAGTAGATGGTGCAGCTGCCGAAGCTGGTGCTGACAGGGGCGTAGGTGACGCTGGTGGACGCAACGACAGTCTCAGCCAGGGCGCAGGCCAAGAGGGCCTTGGAGTAGCCGGGTGCTGTTCCTGCGGTGCCGGAGCCCGCAAGCTCGACGGAGAACGTACATTCCACGCGAGTGTTGGCCAGCAGCTGCTCTGAGGCGCCCAGGTAGGGACGAACGAGGTCGCGGCTTACAAGATCACTCTGCTGGGGAGTGATGTTCAAATCCCTCACCAGAACGGCGTCTGCGCCGGTTGGAACTGGGTCCGTTCCGTAGGTCGACTCCGACTCCAGAAGGATTAGACGCTTGCGAGTAAGAAGGGCCATTGGGGGGTGCCTCTAGAAGGTTGAAGGGCAGCGTCCGCTGGACGAGGGTGCGGATGCCTGTGGCCGGGTCAAGGATGTATGAACCCCCTTGCCCGTGAAATTCATCTACTACGGTAGGTACAGCAGGTTGCAATGCCTGCTCAACAGGAGCATCTTCAGGCGGTTGGTCAGGCATAAGAGGGCAGCGCTGCGTTACTGCACCTAAGCCTAACTGGGTCCCGTGCTTAAGTTCTCGACATTAGTACGATAGCGCACTAAGTAGGTGCAAAAGATTACCCCGACAGGGGTGTCGCCTTCTTGGAGGGTGAACTCTACTGTGCCAGGTTGAATGTCAATGGTCAGGCCACCGAGGGTTAGGTCGCTCATCAGACGGAGGTGCATCGACTCGATGATCGGATCGGCTGCTTGGTCTGGCACGTTATCCCGAACAATGACAACGACCCGGACTCCTAAGGACCAATCAAGGGTGGGTAAGGAGGTGTTTTGGGCGGGAGTGTCGGTTATGGGTTCAACGATTAGAGCAGGGGACTCGGCGCGTGCCAGGGGCTCTACGCGGCTGCGATAGATGCGGGTGCCTACACCGGAGGTGCCGGTGAGTTTGGTGCGGATGGCACTAAGGATGCGCTCCCGTGTAGTTGCCACTAACGCACCTCAGTTGCAACAAGACGACCGCGCCCAAACGCAATATCTTCGTCACCACTAAGATTGGCGATAAATAGGGATACTTCATCATTAGCTGCCATGCTTACCATCCAATTAGTCACCAACTTAGCTTCTTGTGCGCTGGAGCCAGTAAATGCACGGCATTCTGTTTGATCGATAGCAGTGCCGTTCTTTGCCAGTTTGATACCTAAAGTTTTGTTATTGCCTGTATCAGTACGGGCATCGATGCTGCCGTAGAACTGCATAAGCTTGGTGGCACCGCTGGTGTTCTTTAAGGCGAACGTGTCTGTGGTGCCTAAGGTCATGCCACTGGCAGTGGTACTATCAAAAGTTCCAGTAAGCCCAGTAGACACATATACACTCTGCGTACTTATGACAATAGTTCCGGCATCCATCTTGCTTACTTGGCCGCGTACCAGCTCGGCTTCGCTCGAGGTGACGTAGTAGGGGAGGAAAGCCCAGCGGGTTGTGCCGTTGCCTACCTTGAAGCGCAGGGTGTCTGTCTCGGCAGCAATTTCGCCTAGACGGAGAATGGGGTTGGCAGTAGTCCAGGTGGCGGCTGTGCCGCGGCGGATGCGAATGGGGGCAACACTACTCATGGCTTTCCGCCGTCTAGTTCGTTGCCCGCAATGTAGGTGGAATCGGGCGCACCACCGTCGATCTCGGGGTTGAGCTGTGCAATGCCTAGGTCGTCTACTTCGGACTCTGGGCCGTTGGCGTCTAAGGGGGTGAGGGAGGTGGTGTGGGGGGTTTCTAAGGAGCGTTGCAGGCTGAGCTGGACGAAGACGCCGTCATTGAGCAACATCGTGGTGCGGACTGTGTAGGCGGCCCCGTTGACGTTGAGCTGGGAGCCGTACAACAGATCGCCAAATTTGGAGGCTTGACAGGTGAGGGTGTAGTCGGTGGTCAGTACTTGATTGTCAACGATGATCTCACTGGGCATGTCGAGGATGCCGAGACCGGAAACGGCGCCAGCAGTTACGCTGACGCCGAAATCGGACAAGTAAAGATCGGAGTCGTCAGTAAGCATTGGGCGGGCGCGAAAGCGCGTCTTACTGGTACTTCTTGACGCCGAAACCGGTGACAGAGATGATCGAGCTGGCGGTGCCGGTCTCTTCGTAGATGTTGACACGCACGTAGCGCTTCACATCGTCCTTGGAGATGGCCACGCTGCCCACGTAGGCATCGTTGCCGATGTCGGTGAACGCACCACCGGTGATGGCGGTGAAATCGCCAGCAGTGGTGGTGTCGCTGTGCTCCATGCGTACCTTGAAGGCGGCAGAAGCACCGGCAGCAGTGGCCTGCATCACGAACACGACGTCACCGTCGTAGCCGAGTAGGTCAATGGAGCTGCCGGCACCAATTGCAGTGACGGTTGCGGGAGCGTATGCAGCAAAGTGCTGCAGCGCCTCAAAATTGCGTTGGCTGAGTGCCATGGCTTAGTCCTCTGGGGTGGGGGATGAAGTCCGGCGGCGTACCACCGGTTTGACTGGGGGTTTGGCTGCCGCGGGGAGAGGACACACCGGCTCAGGTGGGGGCTGAGGGGGGTCGCAAACCATGGCGCGTTGTAGGCCGATAAGCAGCTGGCCTTCGCTCACGCTGAGGTCGAGCACCTCCCCGGAGGACCGGGGGGTGCCCTGAACCATCACGTCAGTGGTTAGCTGATACCAGGCCATCAGGCGTTACCGGAACCGAACACGAAGGCACCGGGGTTACGCACACCGAAGTCAACGTCTTGGAAGGCGACGATGCGAGTGGTTCCCTTGGTGCTGTTGGTGTAAGGGTCGACGGTAATGTCAACGCCAGACCAGAAGCCAAAGATGGCTTGGCTGAAGTCGCCGAAGAGGACGTTAGAGCCCACCAGCTGGTTACTTACGCGAGCGCCGTAACCGTTGACTTCGTTGTTTTCCCAGATGAACATTTCGCTGTTCGTGTTGCGCAGCGTCTGCTTGAGAGCGCCGCGAACGTGAGCGTTGCCCACGTAGAACATCGAGTTGACATCCAGGTTGGCCACCGCAACGGTGGTCTCCATGTTCACGTAGTCGGAGAAGTTACCGAAGTAGTAGGTAACGCCACCGATGGCCTTGTTGGTATCTGCGACGCTGGTGAGCGTCTCGGTGCCTACTCCGGTGATGTTCTTGATGCCCAGGAGGGCAGAAGAGCCACCGAGGCCGTAGATGCCAGAAGAGTCGATTGCCAGGGCGATCGATTCGGCCAGGTCAGCACGGACCAGGGCTTCCACGTCCAGAGAGGACTGCTGCATCAGGCGCCGGGTGATGTCGACGTAGCCGCCCAGGGATTTGGGGGTCATCGAGATCTGGCCCAAGGTCATCGCGGTCTCGCTGACTGCGACGTCCTCACCCACCCAGTAAGCGGTGGTGTTGCCCGTCTTCTTAGGGATGTCCACGTTGCCGACCAGGCCGGTCAGCGTGGTGACATTGAGGCCCAGAAGAGCGGAGCGATTGCGAACCAGATCGATGAAGGAGCCGGTCAGCAGTTGGGTGTCGACGACGTAACCACCGGCGGTGGCAACGCCGACCGACTGAGGTGCCCGCTCTTGCGTGGCAGAAAGGACGTCCCACGGCATCACAACCCCCTTAGCGGCGCGGCCGAGTTTGGTCTCGGCGGCCTTGGAGCAATCGAGCTCGAAGGAGGCGGCTTCGCGGAAACCGCGGTCGGAAGGGTCAGCCAGGTGGCGGATCACGTTCATCAGGCTGTAACGCTTCACCTCTTGGGGGCTAAGGCCAATGGAAGCGGCGCCGTCATCGTGAACGCGACCGGCGAACTCTTTACGGCTACGGCCGAGTTGGGTCAGTACAGCTTCGCGAGCTTGCTCGAGGGAAGCGTCGTTATTGATCAGTGATTCAGCGAGGTCAGCACCGACTTGGTGCTGCTCACACATGGCGCGGATGTTGGCAACCCGATCACGCTCAGCAGCCCGAGCGGCGGTTTGCACCTCCTTGATGTCGATGGATTGTTCCATGATTGGCGGTACGGGGGACGTTTCAGTACCGCGCTCGGCGGACTGCTCAGTTTCAAGCATAACGGGAGAGGGTTCGTGTGCCTTAGTGGGTGAAGGTGGAATTTGTTCTTCAGTGTCGTCTAATGCACGCCCCAGCCCGACTGTTTGATCGGCGGGCACGCTAACTGCCGACACTTCCAAAACATTCCACTTACTTACGAGCATATCGCCTTCGGCGGATTCTCGTACTTCGCCTATTTCGTAGGCAAAGGATACGTTGCGCACAATTCCAGACTCAATGTCCTGGCGGCGCTTGTACTCTTCGGTGCCCTTCTCGGAGGTAT